CAATCTGCTGTAGCATCAATTACTGCCTGTGCTTCTGCTTCTTCATTAGGTGGTGCTGTTTGGAGAGCATTCTCCACCATCTTGAGTAGTTTAGTTTTGTCAGTCATGCTCCAATCTCATCAAGTTTTTCAGCCACAAAACCATTCATGTCAAGTGTGCGTGGATCAATACCAGCATCAGTACAATCCATGATAAACTCCATGAATGCTCCCAGAATGAGACAGGCACGGCGTTTATCGTGCTTTGTGATGGCAGTATGTGGCATAGCAACATACTTTACCACATGATCGTAGAGTTCATCGTAGGTCATTTGAATTGCTCCAGAACATCAATTACATGTTGAATACAATCTTTGGGAATGTGAATGGTTTCAACTTCTGGACCATTACCATCCTGCATACTCACAGTTCCATACTCATCGGATGAGAAATGATAACTAAAACCATCTTCATCGTTGATGATTTTGATTTCTTTGGTGATAGTGTAAGTCATATTTCAGTTGGCGAGTCGGGCTACTTCAGCATCAAATTCAGCATTATTCTTCTCAACCTGGGCAATGAACTCGGGATCACTTGCGATCTCATCAATCCACTGGTCAAAATCAAAGATCTCACCAGGCATGTCTTGAATCTCGTCCCACATGAGCGGTTCCCTTGACTACCTTTGTATTATAGGGCAAAGCACACCCCCCACAACAGGAAGTGTGCTAGTTCATCAGGTGTCCTCATCCAGGTTGACATCTGCTGTAAGATCTTTCAATCTGTTCATCTGAGCTTCATCCATAGGGATGAGTTTCTCTTTACCACTCTCAATATCTTCAACCATTTGTTGTAGATGTTCTAGAAACTCTTTTGGTAGAGTGTCATCATCACCCAAGTAAGACCAGAAGCAATCATAACACTCTTCATATGGATTGTCATAGAACATGAGACCATAATCATCCCAGTTACCAGTCATCAGATCTGCCCAGTTTTGGAATGAACATTTGATACTCTGCCAACCAGTCATCCAGCAGTGATTGATCCAATAGTCCCACCAACTGAGTTTGGTCTTTTTATTGCCTGTGCCAAGCACTGCTCTGCTAAAAATCATGCTACTTGACTCTTAGTATCATAGAACGATGTGTCACGCCAGTTGCGTCCACAGATGTCAAAAGTAAATCCTATCTTACCAAGAGAGAATAGGAATGAGAACAATCTACCATATCCCATAGTGATTTGGAGATAAGGCCATTCAATCCATCCACCATACTCACCGATATCAAAAGACACCTGAAGTAGGGAATAACTTTTAGTTGTGAGCACAGTCATGTAGTATTCTGTGCCATAGTCTTGGCGAGTGCCGAATTGAATTAGTTTCATCACTTATCTCCCTTAGAAAGGAGTTTCTCTCCCATTTCTGCCAGTTCTTCTAATTGATCATCAGTAAACTGGGCAAAGCGACGATAACGACGAACCACACTCCACCAACGCTCTTCCCAGGATTGATGATTACTGGTATCTTTGTTTGTTACAAATGTGCCATGAGGATCAGTGAACTCAAACTGAGGTTCATCATCTTCAAGAACTGTGCCCATAGGACCTTTCTTCAGTCGTGCCCATTCTTCATCTGCTTTCTTGAAGTCTTCATACTTACTACGAAGATCTTCATCCATAGTCAGTTCATACTCATCACAGACCTTGCGCTGGTCTGCTTCACTAGTATAATCATTAAAGACCAGTGACATAGCACCACTACGAATATTGTGGTGACACATGCCTACACACAGCATAAACTTCTCAAAGAGTTTGAAGTATTGGCGGCAGTTGAGATCAGCAGCAGGTGCAGTGATTACATAATGCTCTTCAGGGAGCATATCATCGTCAACCGTAGATCCAAACCCAGTCTTGTAGGTAGGAGTCCAGGTAGCATCAAACTTGAATTCAACAGTTGCTTCGTAAGTCATGAATAAAGTCCAGTAATGGTGTCAACGTCAGTAGGAGTGAACGCTCTCACGGGAGAGATCCAGTTGTACGACATAACGGTGTCGTTGGTGTCCGTATCATACCATATATCACCGTCTCTGTCGTCGTGTGGGTGTTCAAGTCCTAACGCATGACCCCACTCATGCAAATACACATACTTCTTATCATCAGAACGTTTCTTGATTAGGATAGTATATCCTTTCTCTGTTGGTATGCACAGACCAGAAGCATACCCATATGGTTCTGGCATGGCATTCAGTTCATAGAATGCAACCTCAGCATGTTTTGGTTTCTTCAACACCTTAATGTCAAAGGATACCATCTCATCTGTGGTTGCAAGCATGTTGCGAGTGAATCTCGTTGGGTTGTCCACATAAACTTTCAGCACATTATCATCAAGAAGACTCATGGTGTGCTGAAAACGTGTCTCACTTATCAACGTATCCATTTTTAACTAACCATTCACGGGTCAAAGGGGTCAGAGCATAATCAGTCCACATGGTGCCAGCAGCACACGACTCAAGGGCATCCATGGTCATCTGGGAGGTCTTGCCCGCCCAGATCGCCTCTGCCTCCCAGGGCACAGCAGATGCAGGATAGGTTTTTTCTGCAATTTCACGCCACAGGGGTGGAACGTCCTCCTCTGCATTAATAATCGCAATAAATGAATTGTAGATGCTTCCAGCCATGCAATCCTGTGCTGCGTGCCACCCTTCATGACGCATCACACTCATCAAAACACCAGGACGACTCATGTATGCTTTGTTGAGGTAGAAGTTGTTGCTCACAGTATGGTAGACACCACGATGACCAACAGGGAAATACTTCTCATCAGCAAGGAAAACATCAACACCAATTACGGTGAGTGCGTTGAGGATTCTAGCAAACTCAGTAGCAACAGAATCCCAATCAGAATCTGGATAAACCTCTCTGAGATAATCAACACCCCATACAGGTTCAACACCTTCCTTACACTCACGTAGCATCATGCATCCTAGTGAGTCGTTGGTGTAAAAACCTTTGGTGATTTTCCCTTCATTTGCTAGTGCAAAGTTACTGAGTCCCAAACTCAATATCGTCAGGGTTACGGGGATTAGCGAACGTACCATAGTTGTAGGTGTAGTAAAGGAAACTGTTGATGCTTTTTTCAATACCCAAAGACTCTTTCACGTCCAACCAAGATTGGTATTCAAGTTGAAGGTCTTCACTCAATTGGATTGTTACATTCATAGTCAATTTGTCCTTGCTCCTTGATTTGTTGTAAGATTTCTTCTGCCTTAGCGTATTCAGAAGAGTTACATGCTACCATGTAACTCAGAATCATCTCACGCATCTCCGCAGAGATTTTTGTAGAGTTGTTGGAGTTCTGTTTCATTATAGTAGAGGGTTTCTTCTTCTTCCAGTTGCTCAGGGTCCAACCACTCATAGAACTCATCAGCAAGGGCGAGAGCATCGTCATGGCGTTCTTCAGAGATCAAGTCTTTGAAACGATCACACATGTAATCATACACGAGATCACGCTGATAGGAAAGACGCTGGGTGTCGGTGCTCATAGTTTGTTCAGAAAAAGGACGTTGTGCAGGTGATCGTACTGGATGAATTCTACATCCTTAGGAAGCAAACTGACGGCAGCAGCAGCAAAGTCGTTAGGAAACTTAGCAAACAGACGCCAGAACTTCTTTGTCTGATCGTAGTCTAACGTGCTCTTAGGAAGAACACGCATCTCATACTCGCCTCGTGTGTAACGATTTGGGTATGGTTCTATAAACTCACGGATGTAATCTTGTAGGAGGTTCATTTGACAAATACCTGATTTTGCTCGTTGTGCAGTTGTTCTGCTTGCTTCAGATAATAGCACATGTGTGCCACATATTCAACGTCTTCTTCACATGGTTGGAAATCATACGCATCTTCCCAATCAACAGTACCATCACGATTGACTGGAGCACCAAATGGAGTGCCATCGTCATCAAGTGCGAAGGCACAACCAGCAGCAACAAGGTAGAACTCGGGAGCAGGCATTAGAGGAAAAGCGAAGGAACTCTAGTATACTATGTATTGAGCAGCGTGTCAAATGTCTCGACTTTCACAATGCCCTTGTGGGACTTCCTCTTGCCACTACGAATGGCACGAAGATGTGATGGGTTGTGCTTGTTGTCATAAGCCCATGTGTCAAGTGAATATACTTCAATGGATGAACCATCTTTGTATGTCAATCTATGAACTTTAGCACTGTTAGTGTAGTCACGATTCTCTATTGACTTGTTCTTGTGACAAGTAGAGCACAATAACTGACACTTGAGTGCTTCTTCATAGCACTTGCTATAACCTTTGGAGTTTGCCATATTACCAATGGAATCAACCTTGGTAGATGGGTCGATGTGATCAAAGTGTAGATTCTCAGTTGCTCCACACTTCACACATTTGTTTCCAAATGCTTCACGGAGCTTATTCATTCGTGTTTGATATGCTGACATAATGGGCAGGCGTCTGTTGTATTTATACAAGAAACACCTGCCCAATCACATCACTTATACAAATACGATCCAGCCCAATCAGCATTCTCCAGCAACCACTCACGATCCTTGATCAGAAGCAGGTTGAAGCGCACATGCTTGGCAGGTGCTTTGAACGATGCAGGTTTGTAGACTTCACCAGTCTTCTTATCTACAAAAGCATGGACAGAGCGAGAACCAGCACCAGTCTCCATAATCAGTTTGTGATACTTGCGACCAGACTCAATATAGAACTTGTAGTCGCTGGTGTTGTTGCTAGTCTTGAAGTTGTCCACCAGAGCATCACACAGCATCAGGCAATACTTGCGGATGTTCAACTCAATGGTGTTGCGAGCATCAGCAGTAGCAGCAAAGTCAGCGAAGGTGGCAGTCATGTCGTTGTCTGAACTGAAGTCAGTATAAAGGGTCTTGGTGGGGTTTGGGAGGCAGATCATGCCACTTCGCTCGCTGGCACACGGGTCACGGTGAGACGACTGAAGTTGTACTGACGCCACGCATCACATGCCTCGTTCACCATACGATTGTGCTGACGATCCATGCCCTTAGCAGTCTTGCACTTGCCTTCCTTGCGGAAATACACGATAGGGTGAGCAGGAGACTCAGCGAATTCGATCTCGATGCGGTAGAAGGAGTGCTTGACGACTTGGACGGTCATGTGGTGTTCCCTTGACGACTTCTATAGTATAGGGCTCAGGAGAGCAGTTCCAGCACCTCTTGGGACAGGTCCTCAACTGGCATATCGTGGTCGATCTCAATCACGTCATACTCATTCTCAATTTGATCCAGGAGCCAGCGGTCAAGCATTACTTCATTCAGCATCGGTAGTTTCCTCAGTAGTGATTTGGTTTACGTTGTAGCGAGTGTTATAAGGGGAGTTGAAAAAGCGACGAAAAGCAGTAACAACAATAATAAACGCTGATACCACACCAACAAGACCAAGGAAGGTGGTAACATCGCCAGTAAAAGTGTAAGTGTCAGGAGTCATCGGTAAATTGCTTTGAAAAAGAGTAGAAGACCAGCAGCAGTAATAATGCCAGTCAGGAGAAGAGAAGTGCTAGTTACATCCATCAGTAGTGTGCTTCAGACCAGTCCAGTTTATCAGAGTATTTGGCGATTCCATCATAGCATTTCTTTGTCATTTCTTGATCACCATCAGAGATGTAGGACTTGAGGAACTCAAAGCAATACTTGATGCGGTTCTCTGGTTGTGCCAGCACACGCTCAAGTTTTGCTTTGGACTCAGCAACACGCTTGTTGTGTGCGAACATCTCACGATCAGCAAAGGACATGGTGTGGATGGGGTGCATGGCGTCGTTCCCTTGACTACCTTAGTAGTATAGCGCAGGAAGAGACCCATACACCTAGGTGATTGCCACCTCGTCAACTGGCACAGTAGTGGAATTGATACGCTGCTGAGCGATGCTGTAATAGTCTGGATCACTCTCAATACCAATGAAATTTCTACCAGTACGCACACATGCAACGCCTGTTGTACCACTACCCATGGTATTATCCAGCACTGTATCACCTTCATTGCTGTATGTCTTGACCAAATACTCCATTAGATCCACAGGTTTCTGAGTTGGATGTAAACCCTTCTCTTGCTTGAATTTTAAAATGGTCTTGGGGTAGCGAGACCCTTCTGGGTTGTCGCGGTGCTTAGATTGCTGTTTACCATAAACCTCGCCAATCTTTGCTGTGTCAGATGAGAACCCACTGTATGGTGTTGAGTACCACATCTGGGGATTGTATGTTGGTTTCTTACGATAGAACACCAGTATATTCTCATGGGATTTGAGTGGCATTACTTTTGCATTCATGGGATTAGTTCCTTGTGGTTTCTCCCATATCCACTCATACTTAAAGTTCTTGATGTTAGATGCTGCTAGAATAGTTGTGAATGGTTGTGCAGCAGTGAATACCATAGCAGCATCTTGCTTGCATACTCGGTTATACTGCTCCCACAATTTATCAAGAGGAATAATACTGTCCCATTTGCAAGCAGTTGTACCATACGGCAAATCTACCAACAACATGTCTACACTATTATCTGCAATTGTAGGAAGCAGATCTAGACAATTACCCAACAGTAAGTTTACCATTCAGAAATATCTCTCACGAAATTGCATTCTAGCAGAGCAGCAACGTTTGTGCAAATATAATCATCGTTGCCACCACCTTTGCCACCCTGTTGGATGTTAAAGTAGCATTTGTCGCTATTCAAGTGCTCAACAAAATCTTCTTTGGTGAACCACATAATACGAGCATCATTCTCATCTTCATTAATGCCACAGAAAATAAGACGCTCCCAATCTTTACAGACAGAAACGTGATTGATGATAAACTTGTCCTTTACTATACCACCGCTTTTGTCACGGGTAGAGAGAGCAAATTTGATCTCAGTCGGAATATCGTCAATCACACGATCATGACCAGCAGTAGAAGTCTTTGCTCGCTTAACATTACGTCCAGCAAGTGTCATAAACTTAGACACAAAACGCTCACCAAACTCACCTTTCTGTTTGGGAGACATGAACACATAACTATCAAAAGGTGTGTCCTTCCAAGGATCTTTTAGATTATCGGTAATATACTGACGAAGAGTGCCATCAGCAAAAATAAAATCAAACATGCTTGAAATAATAAAGAACTAAAAAATTTCCGCAAGGGCATCGTTGAGACACTTGCTCAGTTGGCACAGCAGGTCAGTCTCGTCCACGCCATGCTGCTGCGCCAGTCTCTGGGTGTCTTTGGGGTCGTGCCCCCACATCAGATCGATCAGGAACTGGAGCTGCTGGGTGTCTAGAGTCGCCATGGTGACGACAGATGGGCAGGGATAGGTCATAGGGGCATTACAGGCGCTCCTAGGCGCCTCAGAGGAAGGACAGGACGTTAGGCGCCAGGGGTTTCAGGATCTGCATGGCGCTGTAGGGCGTGGTATTTTCTATGGCAACCACATCTCCTACTTTACTTGAGTTGACTGGAGCGTGGTATTTTTTTGTTTTAGGTTTGTAGAACCCCCAGACTGATCTAACTTGCTCGGAAGTGTAACTAAATTGATAATGGTTAACAATCCAAATACGAACAACACCACGGTTGGGAGTGTCAAATTCATACGAATAACCTTCTGGTGGTACATGTGGAAATTCAATCATAATCAGCAGGCACCTGCCATAGGGTTGTAATCAGAACCAGAATATGCTTCAGTGTTGAAGTCAGTCACCTCAGCACCGTTAGCAATCAGGTTGCGGATAGAATAGAGAGCATCACTCTTGACAACGGTGGAGAAGGAAATCATCTCGCTCTCAGCACCAGGATGCCAGATGACACGCTTGACAAAACGCTTGCCACCAGCGACAGGAAAGAAATCGACTTGAGTGGCAGAGTTCAGGAGTTGCATGGGTGTCTCTCGATTACCTTGTAATCATACAGGGTCTAGGTGCTCTGTAACGGTTGAGTGTGCAGGTTGTTGAGGTGGCACAGTCTGGTGGATGCGGTCACATGCCATAGAATAATATTTCTCGTCAATCTCGATGCCAATAAAGTTACGATTAGTATTCACACATGCAACGCCAGTAGTACCAGAACCCATGCAGTTATCAAGTACAGTCTCACCTTCGTTACTATATGTACGAATAAGATATTCCATTAGAGCAACTGGTTTTTGCGTAGGATGGAATGCGTTTTTATCCAATCCAAACTCAATAATCTCTGAAGGATAATTTGTAAACTTTTGCTCATATTCAGTTTCATGCAAAAGTTTGTTTCCAGCACCCATATGCTCTGGATTATGCAAAAAATTACCCAGACGCTTAGCGCTATTCTTCTTCTTTACGTTCTTCTCAACCAAACCTTGAGGGTTATATGTCATATTACCACCGTTGCGAGATGCAGCTGCTGCACCACCAGCAGAGAACACAACCACGTCCTCAGTCTGTTTCATAGGGCGATAATTTGCCAGCAAGAATCCAGTAGTCTTTTGCTTCTTCCAAATCCACTCATACTTGAACCAATCTAGATTGCTCATGATAAGCATACTGGTAAATGGTTGATCTGCTGTTAGTGCAGCAACCCCAAGAGGTTTGAGTACACGCTTATATTGTTCCCACAATTTATCAAGTGGGATAACAGTATCCCACGACAACAAACGATTATCTCCTTTTTTCTTGATGCCCTGACGGTCTGTAGTGCCATAGGGCAAGTCGCACAGGATAAGATCGACGGAATTGTCCTCAATCTTATCCATTTCAATCAAACAATCGCCATTATAGAAAGTGAGATCAGGCAAGGATAGCGTCCTCCAGAGTTTTGTACACGTAGTCAATATATTTTAGCACAGTAGCATCAACAAAACCAGTCTCATACCAGTTAACTTTTTTGCCATTAACTTTTTTATTACGGCGACGACCAGTAATAGAGAACATATCAATACGATCACCATATCCCTGACAAAGATCACATGTATTGATAATCTCTTGCTTAATATCAATAGCGTAAGCAACAACGCCAAACTTCACGGCAGCAGACATTTTCGATTCACATGAAATCATCATGTTACGAATCACAGCACGTTTGAGAGTGTAGAAAGGTTTGTCAATCCAAGCACGATCTTCTTGAAGATACGCAAATTTGCCATTCACAAGAATATGCTGGTCAAGACGCTCATCACTACAACCATCATAGTCAGACTGAATGTAACCTTTACCCCATTCAATAGAGGCATCAGAATATTTGTCACGCAGAGACATGATAACAAGTTTTAGAGTCATCTCAGACCACTTTTCAAGGGCAGGACCAGAATAACGCTTGAGAGCAGTAGAAGTAAGACCAAGACCTTGCTCAAACTTTTCAGAGAGAATGTTGCGAGAATCGGTAAAAAGATCTAATATGATAGGAGAGAAAGACTTGCAATCAATATCAGTACCAGAAGTAGAAGGTTCTGCAGAAACATGAAGATCGTTGAGAGCAAAATCGGACCAGTTGGAATTCATCGGTGTCTGTCGATTACCTTGTAATTATAGGGCATCCTAGAAGGGTCTGAGGATGCTTTGTGCCACTTATCAAACTGGTTCAGAAATAAAAAGATTATGCAATCCCTGCTTTTTCTGCCTGGTGCTGATAATACTTGTCTAATGCAATTTTTTCTGCGTGTTCTTTGTCAGTTGCCCAACATTTTACGACGTAATGTGAACTTCCATCAGCATACGAGTATTCTTCCTCACTGGGAACTTTATCATCAAATGGATTTGTTTGCCAAGAATCACCAAACCAAATTTCTCCTCTAGTAATTCGAACATGCCAAGCAACCATTCCTGGTGGATATTTTGGAATATTATCTAATTGATATTCTTCAATTTCAGCACAATCATGAAGAGATTGTGCTTCCTCCGCAAGTTCTTTTGTGGAATATACTCCGACAATATGATAGTCGGAGTAAGAACCTTCTGTTAAAACGTAGATAGTTTTCATGGCGTTGGTTGCTTGTGAGACTATTATAGGGGCATATGGGGGCATTTCAGAGCCCCCTCCCCCATGTGACAGATATTCAACTGTCTTCTTCTTTGAGACGAGTGAGCATCTTCTCATAGTATTCTTCGTCACGCTCACAACCAATATACTTGCGACCAGCACGTTTTGCTGCGATAGCAGTAGAACCAGAACCCATGAAGATGTCGAGCACAGTATCACCTGGGTTAGTATATGCACGAACAATACGCTCCATCACCTCAAGATTCTTGGTGGTAGGATGCCAACCACAGTAATCTTTAGACGTGGTGTGGTTGTTCTTCTCCCAAATACAGGTGGGAATAGTGCCTTTAGCGAACGCAGTCTGAGGATCGATATACTCTGCCTTGTGAGCAGCAATCTCCTCTTTCGTAGCATCTGGGTTGTTAGACTTATACTCCGCGAGGAGTTTCTTCTCAAGGTTCATATTCTTCTTGACCTTGCGTTCTACGCGCACATCATCAGCATTAAACAGGAAGTTATCACCCTTAGACCAACACCATGCGTACTCATGTTTGCGAGCAAAGTTAGTCTTAGCGCGTCCACCCCAGTTGTATGCCCAGATGATCTCATTCTGTGGTGTGAGCATCGGAAACTTATCACTAGTCTCTAGTTTGTATCGTAGAAAAGTTTCTGTCTTGAGAGTACCCCAAACAATAAACATACGATTAGGTTTGAGTACACGAACACACTCATGTGTCCACTTAGCACACCACGAGAGATAATCAAACTCATGTGCCCACTGTTTATCCCATCCCTTACCTCCATCAAATCCAATAAAATATGGTGGATCTGTGACTACCAGATCCACACTATTGTCCTCAAGCGTCTTGAGGTATTCTAGACAATCTTTATTTTCAATCATACTGCTTGCATCCAGGAGAAATCAGAGGGAAAACCATCGAGACAAAATGTACCAGAGTTTACACGCTTGCCACCATGCTGATTGTAGATCCAGTTACCTTTCTCGTCTTGAATCTCAACCGCAGCGGTGACAGTTTGCTTATCTGCTTCATAGAATTCTACACGATCAGGAAACACACAGACAAACACCATGTCATCATAATCTTGTCCAGGACGAATCTGTTGCCAACGAAAGTGTGTACCAGTTCCCCACAGGAAAGAACCTTTGATCTCTTTCTTGACACCGTTGACCTTACGATCATGGTCAGAGTTGTCAGGTTTGGTAACAGTGTTTCCCTGACTCTCCATGTATTCTTGATACAGCATCTCAAAGAACTTGCCTTTCTTCTTAGAAGACAGAGATTTGAATTGCTTGAAAGCAGAGTCAGTGTAGGGATCAACTGCTTCCTCTTTGAGGATGCTCTTGTGAGTGCTACTGTTGAGATAATCTTGAGCGGTAAGCATGATGCGTTTCTTTGATACAGATAGTATGGCATGAAAAAGGGGTGCTGTCAAGCACCCCAAACCAGTTCTTCAACCGTCACCCCAGATCGGATGCAACTCCGTTTTGGCGTGCTCAGTCTTATTAATGTGCTGTTCCCATAGAATCGCATCCTCTAGATTGTAGAAAATAGCTTGTTGTTTCGTCTGCTTTTTCTTCTTGTCTTTCATCCACACAACGGCATACTTCATTCCAATACTCACGAAAAACGATAAGATTTGCTTGATAACGACCATTACGCTTTTGCTTATCTGGTCTGTCAATAAAACAGATTGTGATATACTCATCACAAATGAAATTTACCCACCCTTTTGTGTGGTGGTACTGAACCACTTCTCCATAGTCAAATTTCATAGTGACTCAGTTGTCTTTCAATTTCCACTTTAGCAGGAACCAGATGGGAAAGCAAGTGCTTTTCCCATTCATTACCACCAACGAGTGCGATGGCAGTATTTACCTGCTCTAGAGCAAGGACAAGTTTAGATTTTTCTTGCATTAGTAGCGAGAGGGAATTTTCAGATGCCATTTTTTGGCGATTTCGTCATCAATATCCAATTCATCCACGATGCGGTGGCCTAGAACCAACTGGAGGGCACCATCCGCTTTTTCTTTTTGGTTTTTATGATAAGTGATGATTTCTCCGATACAATCCTTCAAATCGTTATAGAATGTTTGAATAGATACGTCACTATCTTGTAGGTATTCGTCAACGCTGTCTTGCAAACGATCTTTACGCTGTCGTTCGTACTCAGATTTCCAATCCATGTCAATTTCAGGGCGATTTTCAATAGTCATAGGTAAATTCCTCACAGCGACGGCGATCAAGGTATCCTAGCACCTCTTCACGCCATTCCATCAGTTCGTGGTAACATTTTTGATTGTGGGCACACTGGCGCAGCTCACTATCAGGCTTCAAAACGCTTTCATAGAATAGTCCAAGAGCATCACGACGTTTTTCGTGCTTTTCGTAGTCCATGGGTTTGTCTCGTAGTAATACTATTTTAGACCAATATGAGGGAAAACTGGTATTCCCTCATACATTCTTAATGATTCAGGCAAACTCAGTAGCAGCGATGCCCTTGACGAAAATGGCATCAATCACACGCTGCAGGCGCTTCTCAGTCTGCTTGCCGTAGTTCGTGAACACAGGTACAGTCACGAAACCTGTGCGCTTGCGATAGAACTGCAGTTGACCAGCAGGGATCTTACCAGAAGCGATGTCAGTAGCGTCATCACGATCAAGACGGATAACACGACCGATGGTTTGTGCCATCTCAATCACGGGAAGATTGCGAAGCAAAATGGTGTGAGTCAAACCAGGGCAGTTGATACCCTCAGAAAGGATGCTGTAGTGGAACATGATGAACTTGCGGTTAGGATCTTTGCCCCAAGCATCAAGAGTGTCAAAGAACTCTTGACGACCAACTTTATCCATATTGACATAGGCACCGTGCTTGCTGGTGATATGCAGCACATCGTAACCTTTGTCAGCAAACTCCTGCATCACGTTCGTGCCAGTAAGCAGAGCCCACAGAACACGAGTGTTAGGAGCAGCAACCAGGATCTTCTGGGCAGAGTCCTCTTCCAGTTTATCTACGATGTCAACCAAAACTTGACGATCGTTCTCAGCAGCAAGCAGAGACTTGTTACGCTCAAAGTCCACAACGTGAGGCAGAATGGTAGGAGGAATGATGCTGCCATTCTCCACCAGTTCAGGAGCAGGAACGTTGATCAGTTCAGAACCATACACATCAGTATTGTTCATGCTGATAGCACCGCCACGATACTTAGGAGTGGCAGTCAAATAGTATGCTTGCTTAGCAGTCAGCGAAGCAGCAGCAACTTCCTTGAAGAAGTCACGACGCACAGAGTTGTGCGCCTCATCATAATAGATGGTATCTACGTCAATACCTGCATCGTTGACACGACGAAGAGAATTGTAGGTAGTGAAAATCAGTTGGTGAACACCAGCAGTCTTACAGACAGCATCGTGGCACTTGATCTCTTGAATCTTGGTGGTGCGGTTGCAGTCAACCTCACCGCTGTGAACATGCAGGACAGAAACATCTACCTTGCCGTTCAGTTCAGCAAAGAACTCTTCATAGAGTTGGACCGACAGCAGGATGCGAGGAGAGACCACTACGATGGTCTGAGAGGTCTCTGCCTGCTGCAGGCGACGGAGGCAGTCAAGGATCATCACAAGGGTCTTACCGCCGCCTGTGGGGCAGGTAAGACGACCACGTGAGGCACGCTGCAGGGCGTCAAGCATACGCTGCTGGTGTGGGCGGAGGGTCAGGGTCATGTGGTGCGTCGTTGATGAGATAAGTATAGGGCACAAAAAAGGGGTCTTGCGACCCCTGTGTGACACTTATTAATCGTCCACTCGGTCAACCGATGCAATATCACATACTGGCACCTCATGTTCGTTTGCAATTAGATACCAAGGCATGACTTGACCGTGATACTCAGGGTGTGCCTGAAAATTATCAGGGTAAATGCGATCACCCAGATACTTTACTTCGCTTTCTGGAATATTGTGCTCTCGTAACATTGCTTGCAGCTGCAAGTGAATCAACTCTGGTTGCGTAGGCACTTTCATTCTTTCTCCACTCCTTTCTCATGATTTGATATGTTGAATTGTAAGCAGCAAGATCTCTAACTTTCTTGAATACTTGTGCTGCTTTTGCTTTTTCGTTTACTTTCCAGTCTTTTTCTTGGGGTCGCACTTCTCCAAGCGAATCGTATTTGCGTCCACTTGAATGATTCGCATATCGTCTAGCTCTTGTGAAACCCATCTCAAGGAATTTCCTCGCCATGTCCATTCCAATAAAATCACCTTGCGAGAGATAATTCTGGAACATCTCGTATATCTTAGCAGAAGATTTATGAGCAGTATCTTCATCTACGAATCTCCAGTTAGAACAAATGTCGTTTGTATAAGGGCGAACCAATAGAACCCCTTGCTCGCCTCTTCCAATACGATAAAGTTTGCGAGTTTCTGGATCTGTAAAGTCCAAATCTTCATAAGGGAGTTCATAACAAAACTCAAGCATGGGTTTTCGCTAGTGCCCGACAAGGATAGCATGGCGTCAGGCAGTTGTCAAGGATTATTTGTTCGTCCAGCAAATTCCACCTTGAGTATCAACTATAAAGCAATCAATTCTATAGTTTGGATTGATATCTTCAATCTCTGCAACATTAGGAAAATAAGAAGATGCATCTCCAAGAGCAAGATCAAAATTACGATACTTGATAATTCTCATCTGACCAGTAACAAGAGAATTGACAATCTCCACAGGCATCTTATCCCTATAGAAATCAACTGCTTCTTGCTTCAACTCATCAGTAGAATCTTCCCAACATGGTTGAAAGACCAATAGAACATTTTTAGTTACTTTTGTGTAATCTTCCAATATTTCAGATAATCTTAAACAATCTAGTTCCATTTTAGTTACGTTTGGTAGCGATTCCAGAAAAATTGCCGTATTTTCTCATCAAATTAAATTTCACATTTAATAATTCATTATAAAAATTTCTACCCATTTTTTCAAGGGCTTCATCAGAATATTTAGACCACATACAATTAAAATCTGAAATTATTGATCTAATATCCTTGTCCTGAATACAAGATTCTGACCAGAATACGCATACTTTTCTCACTCCAGACTTAACTTCTTTTACTTCATGCATGAGTCCTGTAGGATAAACCAAACATTTTCCAGCATCTAACTTATAAAGAAGATCTTGATTTCCAACTTTTAAACAAAGCTCACCTCCCTCGTATTCATCAGGAGAATTTAGAAATACAGTAGTACTATAATCAGTACGAAATTGACCAGAAGAATAATCATCTAAGTGAGAATGATAATACATTCCCTTTTCATATTTACAAAACAACATGCCATTAAAAGACTTACATAATGTTATTTGTCTATAATCATTTGATCTATTTAAGATATCACACATATAATAAATCAATTCTGTATGTTCATATCCTTCTAATTGTAAGTTATTTTTTATTTTATCACTACTATAAGAAGCGGATACAGATCCATCACTAAAATCGGAAATATCAAATATTTTGTTTATGTGGTCTATTTGGGTTTTATCAAGCAAATCAATAGTGTAAATCATATTATTTTACATATCGGAAGATGTTACATTCAACTCTACTCTAAGATTTGGATCCACCAGAGAAAGTTTAGAATTAATTACATCTATTGCTTCCGTCATATCAGTTTGATTGGAAAGATCGTCCAACAACCCATCCAGATTGACATCAAGAGATGGCAATCTAAGAGATTTTACAAGATTATACACAGATTGTTTTGCAGAAAGAGTTGCAATATTTACAAAGTGCTTTGGAGAACTTAAATATTCCTCTCCTGGATATAGTTTCAAAAAATTATCAGGAGCAATTGGGAAAAGAATATCAACGTAATTATTGTTTACCCATGGATCACTTTGCGGCATGTCTCTCAAAAACTGCCTATATTGTCTCCACAAATTTGCTTCTTCTTCACTTTTTTGAGAAATAACATCAGGGAGCATTACCCAATCAGAAATTTTTAACAGTTGATCTCTATGTGTCCTATACCTCACTACAAACATATTGAAATTTTTTTCAATTTCACTTCTCACATAATCATGCTGTACTCTAAGTTGTTCTAATCTTTTAGTCTCAAAATATGAAGTGAAGTAAAATAATAGATTTTTAGCATCTTCCAAGGACAAATCATTATAATCATATACTCTTGAACAATTAGCTTTTAAGGTGTAATCATAATAATCCTTTTCTCTTTCACAAAAATAAGATCCATCACTAAAATAAGTAAAATAAACAATTCTATCTTTTGGGTGCCACCACTCCTGCGGCAAAGTTTTTGAAAAAGATTCATAGTCTGCGCTATTAAAAGGCACAACTTTATCTTTATAAAGCATTTGACCAGACTTTACAATTATCTGGAATATAGCAGTGATGTTGGTTTCCATTTTTACTAAGATACGTTAACGTTAATATACCACCCAGTCAAAATATATTTATTTTGAGAATAAACTGTCAATCCACGATGAACGTGAGTAAATCCAGCAGGCCAGATAACACAAGTTCCTGCTTTTGGTTTAATTCTTCTTTTTTGATACAAGAATTCGGTTTCACCTTCTTCCTCTGGCATATCATTTAAATAAATTGCCCACACAAGAACTCTCTGTGCCATATTAGATCCAGCATTTTCATAATGCCAAACATGATATCCTCCTTCTGGAGGAGTTCTTTGCATTTTAACGTCGGTTGAAATCAATCCAATATTAGCTATTTGACCATAATTTTGAATATAATCAAGAAAACATGATTGAAGATACTGATTTGCTGTAGATGTTAAACTAACACTACAATGATTTAGCATCAACCCAACATCTTTTCTACCAATATTTTTATCGGGAAACTGTCCCACACCATTCATTACCGAATTTAAATTATTAGATGAAGCTTCTGTAGAAACTTGCTCTTCAAAAAAATCTATAAATTTTTTGCAAACTGACTTTGGCATATGATTATGCCAAACTCCAATAAAATCATCAAACTCACCATCCATCAATTCAACAGGTTTGATGGGAACAATCTGTCTACTCATAATATCCTCAATTTTTAATATGCTTTTATGAGATATTTAGTCCTAAAGAAATCGGTGAGTAAATTAAACTCTTCCGCTGCTTGTAAACGCACAGATATGGCACTATCAAATGATAATCTAGAAGTATCAGATAATCTAACAACAGCAGGTCTTATAGTAATTGCAATATCATTTAAAACAGAAATAGTTTTTTCAATTTGACTTCCTATGCTTCGATTTTCAGGCCAAGATGGAAGTGGTCCCACATCAGCTGCTGCTCCAGAATATAATCCATTTGGTGTTTGTGTTGCTCCTTCATCAACAAAAGTAAGATCCACACCCCCACCAGTTCCGAAAGTAGTAGGATTTCCTGGAACAGTTTCAACAACTCCACCAATTATATTTGGTTCATCCCAAAAAATCATATGAGAATGCTTTTGTAATGGTGCTGGTTCGTCACCAGCACCAAAAGAAAATGATCCTCCAGTACCACTAACGACTACTCTGCCGATTCCGTAATTATCCCATATTCCAACCCCACCACCATCAAATTCTATTGTTGTCGGTGTTGTGGTGTCCTGAGGAGTATCTATAATTTGCCCTGAATTAGATCCTGGCCTAGAAGTATTTTGATCTGGATCGTCTCTATCCACTTCAGCAGCAGCATATGCAAACACTTCTATTGTAAAGTTGCTGCCCCTAAGATTTGATGCAACTGGTATTGATTGGACAAACCAATTGGCATACTCAGCATCCCACCTATCAAAATTGGTTACGGTATTTCCATCTGCATCAGTTTTTGTATCACCAGCAAATGAACTATTTCTGAAACTAGGTATAAGTAGTATGTTTCCAGAACTAACAGAGACTCCACCAACTATAGAACTAAATCGTATAAATAAACTCTCATCTTGCTCTGTTATAGTTGTTCCAATAGGACCTGGATAGAACTCTGCTGGGACAGGAGCGAGTGGATCAGGACTATCAGAACCTGTTCCTGGTACAAGACCATTAACTGGATTGCCATCACTATTTAGAGCTATGCCCGATCCATTGAATCTAAAGACAGAACCAGCACCATTTGGTCTTTCACCGCCATTTTGATCATTACCAGCTATGAATTCAATCTGCACAGATTCAATCTGAGATCCATCAGGAATAACTCTAGAAACACTTCTTGTTAGTTGATTTGAACTTCCATCTTTAAACCAAACGTACTGCGTTGTAGGTGTAAATTCACTACTTGGAGGAAATCCAAATCCACTAAATGATCCGCTAGGACTACTTTGAAAAGTTCCGATCGCAACTCCATCTGGAAGAGACCCACCACCAGAAAGACCAAAAAATACAGGTCCAGATTCAATAATACTAATTCCAGATTCAACGGGTGTTGCGTCTCCTATAAGCGGCCATCTTCTCAACCTACGATTAAAATTTCTAATACTTCCAGTAGTCTCACTAAAAATTCTAAACAAAGCATTTGGCGATTCTCCAATTGGAATCGCACCACCCGTTGCCGCTTTTGCAGTAGTATTTCCAATTGCTACTCCAGAAATAAAATGAAAGTGTGGAGGTATAGCAGCTACTGTTCTCTCTGATATTGGTCCAACACCAAATGTAATGTCTCCACTAAGTTCACAATCAAATATATCAACAACACTCTCAAATCCCTGCGAACGATAAGATCCCAAGGAAAAAGTATCAACAGAATTTCCTCCAATAACACCAGGATCAGAAGGAGATCCAGGAGTTATTTCACTACCTTCAGGCAATTGACGCAATGTATTTATAGTATAAAATCCCCCAGTAGATCCTGAAATATCAAGACCTCCGCCACCAGGATTGCCATCGGGACCAGAATTGAATGGTAAAAAAAGACTGGATCCAGAATTTCCATTTAATCTACCAGTTCCACATATCTTCTTTGATCTATAATCTGGTAATTTAAAATTAACATTAGGAGTTCCTCCATATGTGTTACCAATAACACTATAAAGAGCACGATATTCTGCAACATTTAATGTTCTACCATCACACTCCAACCACCCAGGATAAGTAGAATCGATATTCCAAGCTTGCGCTTCTGCTGGTTCATTACTCGCAAAAGAAGAATTTGGATAACTTCTTGGTCGAACAATAGAAACAACAGATCCTATTGCAGCGCCGTTCTTTTCAGTTTCTTTGTTATATTTTACTGGCATGACTCTAAAACTTTATTAAATATTCAACTAAAATAAACTTTTGGGTAATATCATTAAAAGCAGTTGTATCAGAAACTCCAACATTAACCGTTGTGGTTATTGCACTAGCGTCAATCTCAACAGAGTTTAACTGCGCAGCAATATTAGTAGTTGGATTAGTTCTTTGTACACCATGTTCGTGCTGTGTAGATATAACGCTTCCAGAGGTTCCAACTGGAAATTCTTCATATGGAGCAACTGTTGGAGATACAGTACCTGAAGCGCCTCCATTATCCCACTCTCTGGTATTAACATTTTGAGTAGCTAGCCTAGCAACAGTTGAATAATGTCCATGTGTCAATATTTGATCCGCTGTTATCTGCGAAACCGCACTCTGAAATGGAACATTCATAACAAAATTTCCAGAAATTGGTATATCAGTCGTAGGAATGACAAAATTACCACTATAATTAACAGTTATTTCTTCTCCCTGATTTGAAGTTATATCAACACCAACTCCAACACGTTCAACTGTTGCTCCAGTAGTTTGCTGTATTGCTGTTGCATCAGAAACTAAAGCAGTATTAGAAGTCGATGCGGACAAATATTTACTTCCAAAATCTGGTAGTTGTATTTGACCTCCAGTTCCATTTTCATCTCTATTTTCGAGAATTATATTATCCTTTTTGTATATACAATCATCTCCAACACCAATAACTTCTGCTAAAGCAATATACTCATCCGCATTCAAAATAGATCCATCACATCGTAAATACCCAGCAGGAGCATATGTCTTCCAATCAGCACCATCTGGTCTATCTCCCTCCAGAGTTCTAGTAAATGGGAATATTGTTCCTACTACCCCACCAAATTTTCCTTTTTGAAATGAATAGTATGATGCCATATTAGTAAGCCTTTATTATAAAAAGCATTTGAATTGAAGGGGTATTGACGTTAGCAGTTATCGATAAAACTTCTGCGGTATCAGCATCTACAGGAGCAATATTTCCAGAACTTATTGTATTTATCCTAACGGTTTCTTTTGTAAAAACTCCAGAAGACTCAATACTCAAAGACTGAGTAACATGATCATGTCCAGTCATGTTGGGAACTTGAAAATTAACGTTATCAGTCATCAAAGTAGTTCCATATATACCAGCCCAAGGGGCATCATCTCCCACATTTACATCTGGATCAATATCTATAAGATCTGCAGACCTCTCATTATATAAAACACAGTCATCACTTTTTCTAATATAATTTTTACTTCCAGGAGTATCAACTCTTTGCATTTCCCCCGCATTAGTTCCATAAGGATTTTGACCTCTACCGACATGTCTTCCACCATCCCACGCTGGTCTGCAGAAATCATCATCTCCAGTATTTACGTTCGAACATTTATAAATTTCTTGTTCTGTACAAGTATCAGGAACAAATCCAATTCCACCAGTATCTTGACACTCTTCAATCTCACTATCAGTTACGCTAATAGATGGCAATTCCACGGTATTATGACCATGAGTACCAAAGTGCGCATCTCCAAGTCTCCTAGGGACATAACTAAAAGTTGTCGAATAACTAGGAGATGAAAGATTCATTCCAGTCATATTTGCTCGTAAATTTGATACCAAATTTAAACTAACTTTAAGATCAACATTAGATGATTGAACTCCAGTAACTTCAGCTGGACTATCCGAAGTTGTTGGGAGAGAGGAGGCAAAGTTTCCAGTATATCCACAATCAGTAGCATGAGAAGGATGATAATCACCTAAAGATTTTCCAGGAAGATTGGGAAGATTAAAAGTAATCGTGGGACTAGTTTCAGAGGCACCTGCTGTATAACGATAACCAATGATTTCAAATAATTCTGGATATCTATCCACAGGATATCCACTACCATTACAAGCTAACCATCCTTTTGGTATTCCAGAAGGACCAGATAGAGAACCAGACCAGGGGACAATTGTCCCCACAGCCAGTCCCTTTAGTGATTTTGTTCTATTGTAGTTTACTGCCATTTTAGATCTCCATTAACCACCATCCTTGTGCTTGCGGTGGAGCGCTAGTTTCTCCGTTATAAACTAATCCAAATGCTGCATTAGGAGTATTGATAATCAACTCTCCCCCATCAAATACTTGAGGAACACCTGCTACTACTGGCATTCCAATAGTTGTGCCAGTTGCATCTCCCTGAATATTTCCATCAGATGCTCTTATTACTAGTTGAGAAAGGTTAGAAGTATTTCCCGAAACATCAACAAATCTAATAGTATCTCCAGTTTTTGGATTTGCTGGCAAAAGAAGAATTAATTGATCAGGGGAAGAAGCTCCAGAAGTCCCAACAAAATAATTTACATTTGAAATTAAGTTGAATTGAGGATCAGATTGAGCCGAAGTTTGATTATTACTTCTAGTTCCAATATATACCCACTTTCTACCACCACTGCTACTGTAGAAGTTTTCAATTCCACCAAGATCTAAACTTCCATCAGTTTTAATTTTTGATGAAGTTTTTCCAACTGTATTACTATTTACTGTGAAATCTCCATTTATTGTTAGATTTCCAGTACTACCTAAGAATTGTAAAGTATCTACTCCACCAGATCTAAGTGTAAGATCAGAATTTAAACCACTAAAATCAAAAATTGAATCTCCATCCGCAGATGCTATAGATAAATCACGAGTGCTTCCATTGTATTCCAGAGATGTATTTCCTTCAAAAGAAATAGTGAGATTGGAATTGGAGGTAGTAAATTGTAAAGTTGGAGTACCAGCAAAGTTGATTCCAGTAGAACCAGTATAAACTCTAATATTACCATCTAGATCAATACCACCAGCAATATCAAGATCTCCACTAGACTGAGTTAGTTTCAGTCTGCCATTATCAAGAGTAGTATCATTTGCATTTGTGCTAGTGATTAGAAGATCACCAGTAAATGCTGCAGATCCTGCTCCTCCAAGAACTGCTGCAGGAGTTGAAAGTGCTCCATCTCCAACAATAGTTAGAGTTCCATCTCTAGAAATTGTGAGTTCTGGAGTTGAGGAAGTATTGCTAGCAACAATAAACTGATTGTTATTAGTTGTCAATTGAACTGTAAAGTCACAAACATCTGTAAGAGTAGATGTTACTGCTCCACAAACACTATCAACAACGAATCTATCATTACCATCACCATCGTTGATTCTAAAGTCTTTAGCGTCAGATAGACTGATATCAAAGATTTTTACAAATTCTCCAGATGGGCAAGTTTCACCAGCACTAAATCTCAGATAGTCACCAATTTCAAAAGCACCACCAAATTCACCTAGAGTTACACTCTGTTGAGAATTGTTGATATTTTCTGTTAGGAAAGTAGCATTAGTGGTCTTTTCAAGTTTGGTGATAATTGTATTATCGGTATGTGCTGCAGCAGTAGTACACTCAGCACCCCTTGCTACTGGAATTTCATAAGCACCAGTAGAAGGATTTTGTCCAGGACCAGGAGCAACAACTTCAACAATTTCACTATCAATTAGAAGGAAATCACCAATACTAATTCCTGTAAGAGGACTTTGACCATTTACAGAATCCTGTAAAGTACCATCTACGGTTCCAGTTCCATTCTGACTAGTTTGTAGGAACAATAGAGTATCAGTAGATGACCATACTCCAGTACCAGCAGTATCAACACGGGTTTCAATTCCAACAACTTCAGTAATTTCTTCAATTGCTCTATAATAATCAACATTTAGAGAGTTGATATCACCGATAAAGTGAGAAGTTGCTGTACTTCCTAGTTGACCTCTAGAGACCTGAAGTTGACCAGTATTGTTTCCTCCGTTGATAGTAAAGTCACCATCAAACT